TCTGGGTCAAAAATTTTTACATGTCCTGTTACTTTAATTTCTGCATCATGTTTCATAATTAGGCGCGACCTTGAGTAATAATTTCACCTGTTTCTGGATCGTGTATCTTAAAAAAACCTTGTACATACAATCCGCCATTTTCATCAGGCGCGGTATCTTCTTGGGGTTCTTGATCTTCAGGCTCAATATTTTTGGTATTATCAGTATTTATCATGCTAAAATCCTGCAAAAAAAGTTGATCATTCTTCGTAATAGCTGGTTATATTAGGGAACAACGCATTTTTGTTTTGTACATTTAAACCATATAATATGATAACCGCTCCGCCACCGCCGCGACCACCAAATGGACTTAAACCTGAGCCCAGTGATCCGCCACCGCCACCGCCACCATATAGTCCTCCTTGTGCACCACCAAGGTAATAACCATTGCCATTTTGACCGCCGCCACCGTTGCCAAGTCCCTGACGACTTTCTAATGTACCTACTGTTCCACTTTCGCCGCCAATAGTGCTGTAAACTAATCCAACACCGCCTCCACCGCCTCCACCATATTCAGTGATTGGATTATAGCCTGCGCCGCCGCCACCTGCACCATTTAGTCCGTCGGCGCCATCGGTGTTGGTTATTCCGCCGGCTGCACCATTGGATACCCAGCTGGCTGCTCCTCCACCACCGCCACCATTTAGACCACCGGCACCACCTACACCGCCGTTGTCACCGGTATACATGCCACCTTGACTGCCTTTAACCGTTTGATCCCCACCGCGTCCGCCAAACCCGCACACAGTAGAATTATTGTTAAAGTAACTGTCACCACCGTTTTGCCCTGCTGAGGCATAAGGAGCTTCCCCGCCGGCTCCCACCGCTACTGTGTAGGTATTACCAGGCACCACAGTGAATTGATTTTTCCAACCTACACCGCCCCCACCGCCGCCGGAACCACCATTGGCTCCATAGCCGCCGCCACCACCAGCACCAATACAAATTATATTAATCTTGGTAATGCCAGCTGGGCAGGTCCATGAATATGTTCCCGGGGTTCTGTAAACTTTTGCTCTAAGCGGATATGGATCTGCAACTGTGTATACCAATGGGCGTAAATATTGAACATTAATGGCTGCCCCAGATGGAACAGTTATGTTATAAGTAATACCGGTCACCACTGGAATATTTCTTCTTATTACTGGTGCTGGATTGCCTTTAATTCCACCAGGGAAAACATAATTACTAAATGTTAGATCGGCGCCATTGGTACCGCCTAGATATTCTTCATAATAAGTAGGCTCAATGGCATAAATCTTGGTTTCAGTAACAGGCGTAGTGAACTTATTGTTCCAGCCATTGCCTGATTTAGTTTTGATTCCGCCAACTTTCAATCTAATTCTTGAAGTATAGGTAGTGGTAACCAACTGATCATTATCATAAGTGTAATGAGTAATAGACACATTACTTCCATCAATGGTCCTGCTGCCTGGAATTAAATCGTATTGCGTCTTTGCTACACTTTCTAAATTAGGACTTATTAGTCCAATGGCAGCCGAGCTAGTAACTGTGGTGAACACAGGCCCATAACCCGGCTCTCCTGTTTCCCACCCATTTACCCAAGTTGGATTAGATCTTACGCCATTGGCACCACGTGCCGTTACCTGAATAGAACTAACTCCCAATGGTACTGTAATTGTGGTATTAGCTGTGTAAGTATTAGATTCAAGTGCATAGCCTGAAGGTACTGTTAAGTTAGCGATGGTAAATGATTGTGGCGGTACCGGTAAATCAGGTGCTGCTGTAGTTACGCCTCCACGTAATTCAAGTTTTACATGACTGAAATATATGGCTTCGTCTAGATACGATTGATCATGTCCTAGATGAATATTGGCCACAAAAGTATTGGCTGTATGAGACACCCATCCTGTGTCAAATCTAGTGAATCCATTTACAGTCTCATTATTTCCCCATGGTGCAAAACTGTAATTGGCTCTAGAAAAATCGGCTGTAGCAAACAAGTTAGCAGTAAACACCGGTGCACTACCATGATGCTTGGCAACGCGAGCGTATACAGTATTATTCAGTGTTATAACACTTACTTCACTATCTAGACTATCTACAAAATGCATTAAGAAACTAAAACGAAATTCAGTGTGTACGGGTAAATCATCTATAGTTAACACATAAGATCCAGGATCAGGGCCATGCATGTTTATAGCACCAAAACCTGTTACATTGGTCATATTATAGTTTGTGCTCTTAGACCAGTTACCAACATAACTGGCCGCAGTAGTTCCTTCATAATAAAACCCTGGTGTAAACACTATGGTAGTTGGTGTAGCAATAAACTTGGTAGTTGTTGATGTAGTTGATGTACTGGTAGTGGTATACAACGGAGCCACATTGGTACTTGGGAATGATCTTCCGGTTCCCCAAATAATTCTAATGGCACCGTCGCCGCCGTAACCTATGGTTTCATCACCATTGTTTAGAGCTGCACCTGCACCGCCTGCACCAAAACGTCCTCCGGCTCCGCCGTATGATCCAGATGCACCAGCTGTTCCACTTGATCCGCTGATACCTGAGCTTCCTGCTGCACCACCGGGGCCGCCGGTATCATTGCCGGTAACTGCTGCGCCGCCGTTACCATTGGTCCCTGAGCCAAAAATTCCAACTCCACCGCCTCCACCGCCTTGTGCTACCTCAGCATTTCTATTTCCGCCTGCGCCGCCACCTCCTGCACCACCTATGCCAGATGTGCCAGCTTGAGCAATACCAGTGGTTCCTAAATGACCTGGTATTGTTCCACCACCTTGTCCACCTTGTCCACCTGCACCAGTGTAGCCACCAGCACCACCACCGCCTGCACCAGCCAATGGATAAGACGCTCCACCAGCACCACCAACACCGCCCCCGGCTGAGCCATGGGCGTTAGAAACTGCAAATGTACCACCAGCACCACCAGTGGATTTACCACCAGCACCACCATTGGCAGAGAAAATCAATGTAAGTGATTTAATTAACTGTGTGGCTGTGCCACTGGCTCCGGGTGCTCTACCACCTTCGCCAACAACTACTGTGAATACTTGGTTTCTAGTAACTGCAATACCATTGATCCAAGCCAATGCTCCGCCGCCACCGCCACCGTTAACAGATGCTCCTACTGCACCAGCACCACCACCACCGATACCAACTACACTGATAGAACTTACATTAGCAGGTACAGTCCATGAATATGACCCTGGTGCTGTAAATTCAATTTCGCCAGCTGTTGCTGGTGGGACTGGTATCGTATAATCAGTGTTATATAAGGAACTAGCTCTAGCTGTACTTACATCTTCAACAGTTGATCCAGCTGGATGTACTGTAGCTACACTGGTACCATCGTAACCACGTCTAATCTGTTCTAGTGTATTTCCTGTTTTGCTAAAGTATGCTATGCGTTCACCATTAACCTGTATCACACCCGGAATTACGTTTACAGTGGCACCACCAGAGGTCACCACTGTGGGCGCCGTTAATTTGGATCCATCGGCCACTGATATGTTTGTGGTAAACAATAATACAGGTGAAGTAAATGTAGTGGTTGTAGCAGCACTAAAAGCTGTGCCAGTGATTACATTAGCAAAATCTTTAAACATTCTGAAACCATCTGTGGCACTGGTGTGTACCTTAATGGTTAGCGTGTCAAACACTCGCCCCGGAACAAGTTCTTCGGGAGATCTTGTTAGCAATTCATCAACAAAACTTCCGCCTGTTACGCGAATATTTCCTGCACTAATGCCCACATTAGATCCAAACGTGTCACCTATTAATATGGTATCCGGATCTACGATAGTACTAGAGACATAGGTACCTACCGCAGCCAAGCCTGGAACTAATTTAACCAATGATTTAGGAATGTCATTATTACCAGGTCTATTGACATACAATGCCATGATTCTGTCATTGGCATTGCTGTAGTATGCGTGATCCATTATCTCTGTCACAACACCAAAATTAAACTGATCAGAAGGCTCCATTGGATAATTTGAAACGTAGCCACGCCCTTGATAGCTCAACAATGTGTTAAAATCGTAACCAGTATTAGGTTGCCATTCTTTAACCACACTGGTGTATCCAACACGATCAAACTTAATGGTTAACTTAAGTTTTCTTACGGTTCTATTTTCTATTATAGGTACCAGTACCGCAGCTTGTGTTTCTGTTTCGGTGGGCAAAAGACCCATTGGAGATTTAGCAACGTCCCAACCTACTCCGTTGTAAATCCAGGCTTTGTTTCCATACTCAAAATATTCACCATTCGCTGGGTTAGATGGGAAAGCAAACTGAACTCCAATACTATAAAATTTTGGTACAGCAGCAATAGGTATTAAACGTGAACGGTACAAATCAAAAGAAATTGAACAATAAGCATCGGTGCTATTATCAGTAAAGCCTGAGTAGTTTTCGATACCATTGGCTTCACCGCACTCAGGAATTCCTACCAAAATATATGAACTATTGGCTTTAAATTCATTTGTGGTAAAAGTACCAGTTGTACCTCCACAGCGACTAATCTGAGTTGTTAGTTGAATACTCAGGCGATTAAGTTTAGGATCACCCTGGGTATGCAACACTATGATATGATCAGGTTTTGTCCTAGCCAGACTCGACGCCAATAACTCAGCTTGTACAGCGTTGGTCTGTAATGGGAACTGCTCAGTGGACACCAGAACACCGTCGGTCCTACGTATTTTATGCAGTATATAACCATTGGCTGTGCCAGTCCATATAGCAGTGGCACTGCCAGTATTAGATATTCGGTACAATCCAACACCAGGTCCTATGGTGGTGTCGCTACCGCCTTTGGAAATAACCTTGAATCTAAATACAGAATTGTCAATAAACCGATTACCACCTCGACCAAATATTTCTAATTTAGGAGCAGCCATATAGTTGGTGTCAGACCTAATAACGTTGGCTTGCGTAATAGAAAATTTATACAAAGGATTTACCATTGTATTAATCACTGCTGCGTTACCGGTGGTACCATCCTGTCTACGTAGTCTCAGTGTAGGTGTAGAGAGTTCGTTGTCGGTTTTGTTAAAATAATTATAACCACCATGAACCACTGCTATTCTATCCACATAGTAACTATGATTATTAAGCCAGTCTTGGTAGACTGGCTTTGCCAACAGAGTTTGGTCAATGGGCTCGTCGCCAGTGGGTGTTCTAAAATCTTTCAATTTGGGCACCCAAACAGCTGGAACATCAAAATCCGTGACACCAAGTTGTAAAGGATCTAGATCTTTATGAGAGAGTTTGTATTCGCGTATTTTGGTTCTATAAGGCTTGACTTCATTGATGTATTCAGCAAAATTTTTCTGTCTATCCTTGACATATCCAGGAATTTGTTTTAATCCATTGACATGATGATTTACAGCAATAAAACTGGTCTTAAAGAACCAATCGATGTATTTTTGCTCACCTAATATTAAATCAATGGTATAGTACAGTAGTTTGTTCCATTCAATGGCCAGATCATCAACAAACACATTGTGCTTGAGACCTTCTAATACATATCTAAATTCTCTGTTGACATCGTAGTCAAAACCTCGACTGTCAAATTTTTCTGAATCAAACCCCAATGGTTTATAAAATTCATCTGATAGTTGAATAGTACCAAAATTCAATGCAATAAGCTCGGGTACTAGTTTACCTTCGCTTAGATTGTATCTATAAAGTTCAGTGTTGCCCGGCGTTACTTCGAGATCAAACAAAAAGTTTACTGTGCTGTCAAAATAAGATTCAGTGTTTAAAATTTTAACAATATCGCCATGCTTGAACTCTTGCTTGAGTAAATCTGCTGATGTACCAAGCACATAGTCAGGAACTGTGTCGGGCGTGATTCCCGGAGCGTACCATTGTACAAAATTCCAATATTTAGAAACCTGATAACTTTGACGGCGTAACAAAACATAGCCGTAATAATCATATAAAGTAGGACTAGTACCTCTTGAAACGACCTTGATAAACACATAGGAGTCACGGAACGAATCGTAATTAAAAGTAGGACTTATCTGACCTTTGGCGATCAGTCTGATTTCGTATATAGACCAATATTGGCTCAGAGTTTCATCAGATAACACAAAAACTCTGAGCCCATTGCTTGGTACTACAGTGTCCAAGGATTGGAAAGATGATACCGATACATCGTAGTAATTTCTTTTAGGCATCTGTCTAGCATAGAAATTATCTGAATCACTGTTGATCAAATTATAAATTCTATTGGCCAATGGGTATCTTTGCAACACAGAGTTTACATACTTAACAATGTTTTCCCTTGCTTTGAGTTGATCAATGATAACACTTTGTCGAGGAAACGCCTCAATACCATAACGACGTATGGTAGGTAATGTAGGATCGGGTACCGAGTTTTCGTAACGGTCAACTCCGGCTAAACTGTCAATGATTTTTTCTTCAAGATATGCAGGTAGAGCACTATTAGGATTACCTTCCTGTACTAATGCAAAATTACTATGCACAATATTTTCGGTAATTTTTCTTTTACTACTAATATAGACCACAGTGTCTGACCCGTTGATAAACTGTCCTGCATTATACAAGGCCACTGCATTGTCTCTTAATGCCACTAAAAATGGGATATTCTGAGCTATAGGGTCTCTAATGACTTCTTCTAGACCGGCAGTACTGTGACGTTTGTTTTTGTTACGCTTCAAGCTGCTGCTGCGTACCCAAAAATAATATTTGCTTTTGAACCCAGAGCCACTAAGATCAATGACCACCTTTTCACTATAAGCAGAATCGTCTGGATACAAGGGTATACCATCCAAACCTAATCTTACATGCACACTAGGTATTCTGTCACTTTCTATCCATTCGTATACTTCAACCTGGCTTCCTGGGAATAGACGTCCCCAGTTATTTGCACGATAGATCAAATCCCCATGTTCGTAGTTAACGAATCTGCAATTATCTAGGTTCCACCAATATACGCCTAGTTTTTCTGGGCCCCAGAAACTATGATCGTCAAAACCAATTTCGGTATTATCTGGACTATATTTGTTGTACATAGCAGGGTCAGCACTGATCGTATAATCCAAATCTTGTAGTGCGGTTCCTAAAATACGCCCTTTAGCTGGATCGTAAAGATCCATTCTAGCCAAAATTCTTTTTTGTTTGTGACTGAAGATGTAGAAATTATTGGCACTGTCAATGTCAACTACCTTGGTTTGTTTTCTAACACGCTTAAAACGATATATAGGAACCACTGTGACAGACACTTGTGAAGTTACTGTGGCCACATTACCAAGATTAAAATTAGCGCGAGCACCCAGTAATTTGGCTTCAGTGCTATTTTTAATAGTTTCTTTGAGATCCTCTACGCTGGTTGTTTTGGTATCGAGTACAATATTTTTGTAATAACTTAATTCATCTATAGTGGGTTTTCTATTGAGATACAAATAGAAAAACTTTTCAATTTGTATCTCTACTTCTTCTTCCTCATCAACTTCTTCAATGGTCCAATATAGATCTTCCTCGTCATCTACCGAAGTAACTGAAAACTTTACTTCATCTCTGATGTCTGCTACAGTAAACACATCAATTTGATCTGTTTCTTGATTACCACATTCCATGGCCAAAATTTGATACTGATTATCATAGCTCACTGTGTTAGTGACTGATTCGGTGTTAGCATAGCTGTAAATAGTTGGACGTAGAACTTCCCATTGTCCTAAACCGTTGTCATCTAAGAATACCAAATCAGTGTCTAACCAACCGTGTTTAGGCGTAGCCGACTTTAGGTCATCTTCTGTTTTGAATCTCAGTGGTTGAAAGTCTAGATACTGGCCAGCGAATTCCCTGGCATTAAATTGTAGATACCTTGTGGTTTCTGCTGTGCCCTGTACTACTACACTAGTATCAGTTACTGATAAAATTCTATGAATGCCATCAAACAGCGTGTCAACATTTTTTACAAAAATTAAATCGTTGACCATAAAAGTGTGGTTGTGATTAAACACAAAACTATAACGATCACTCAAGTCAGGTTCAACAGATATAACCAGACCTTGATTAAGGAATAGTCTATAGACCTGCCATTCTTCATTGAAATCTTTAGCAAACCAAATCTTGTAGCCAGTGATGTACTTGTCTATGTTTGTAGGAGAAATAGTGAATTTAGTTGCATCAAAAAACAGTTCATTGACTTCTTTTTCCAACACAAAGCCTGCTGATATTACGTCATCTTCATAAGCTATTTGTGTAGATAAGTTCTTGTCTCTTATGACATTTTTAATAGTTGGTGCCAGTACTTCTTCAACAAGTGCTCGATAACCGTCCTGATTTGGGAACATTGGGTCAATGTTCAAGTATTTGGTCCAGTTCGTGATCTTTGTTGTGTCAGCCACATAGTCGCCATTGGCAATGGCTACTTCGCGCATGGCATTAATATACAACTGTAGACGATTTTGTCTGTTCCATTCTACTCTAGGATCTGGCACAGAATTTTCATTGGTTAAATCGTTGTTAGTACCAGTGGGCAGAACCCATATTATTTTAACCTTGCGTGGTAAGCTGAGTCTAATTTGAGTGAGATTTTGTTTATAATTAGCAATGTCTGTATTTTTTCTAGCATCATATAACCCATGATTGAGAATAACTATGTCTGCATCAATATTGTCGGGCCAGCGCTCATTGGCACCATCCCCAAACAATATGTCAAATGATGACGAGCCCCCCACTGAACGAGTGGTGATAGCCATGTTAACATCTTGATTCAACGCTTGGTAAATTAAATCAGATGGTGGTTCATCTACCCTATTAATTTGTAAATTGAGTTTACCCAAACTATTAGTAGGCAAACCGTTGCTATTGTACAATTCTGTTGGATAGGGTACACAAGCGGTACCATAATCAACAAAGGTCGCGCTTAAGGGATCATCAGGATCGCCGGCATCCTCAATTGAGTAGAATAATGTTTCTGTATTATCTATACCGGTAACCGAGAATTTTAGCACACGTTTTTCGGCATTGTTAATTGCCGCTGCAATATCTTTGACCAGTCTTGAGTAAACCGCATTGGTCATAAGTGCATCAGTGGGCTGCGGTACCTCTATATCAATTGATAGTTGTTCAACTGGCAACACCGATGTGATCACAATTTTAAATGGTTGACCAGTGAACAATGTATCCACTGGTGTGTCAACCAATGAACTTATAGTGAGTTGGCTTTCTTGTCCGTCGGCAGAGATAATTTCGTACTCTACTTCCTCAGCATTTAGTAAGGATCCAATATCAAAAGTCAGTTTACTACCTATTGTGATCGGATCAAAAATCAATGCGTTATCTTCATTTTTGGTACGCATCATGTAGGAACTTTCGCCTACAATTTCCACACTGTAGCTGAAATCTTCCACTGCACTAATTGTATATGCCACAAGGTCACTGGGTTTCTGACCGCACATGATACCGTCGCCAAAAATTTCAATCTTTACTAGACGATTTTTATCTTCGGCAGCATTTATATTTTGTTCATTTCGATTTAAGAAGATCTTGTTATCATAGTCATATGGTCTTGTCAGTAACTGATTAGGATAAATTGCAGTGATTTCTTCGTAATCAGGTTTGTTACCAAAACCTAAGAATTCAAAAATCAATGGATTACGTTTGACCAGCGAATCATACATAGGGAAGGTAATTTCCGGATTTGCATCAATTCCTCCAAATACTCCTATTCTGGCTCCCCATTCTTCATAGATCTCAATGTCGTTATCAATATTATCAAAATTACCTCTGGCCAGTGCATCGATGACGTTGTAGGTTCCTTTTTCCTTGATATAACCTTGGTAGAACTTGACCTGAGTTATTTCGTTCATGCCCAAGTCAGTGAGATTACTTCTACTACGATAACCTATCAAGCTGTTACTGAACTTGATAAATTCTTCATCCAATGGTAAAGCATCAACATCATAGATACCTTGTCCTCTGGTCGCTAATTGTGCAAAGTTAGGAACTATGCCAGACTCCACAATGGTATCTAATTCTTTCCAATAATTCAGATTAAAGATATCACTAGGCTCAATTTTTTGTATGGCATTGTAGAGTTTATTCTTGTAACTTACAATATCACCTTTATTGTATAGTTTATTGATTACCCATTCGTCGGCATCTGCAGAAGTATGAACAAATCCCGGTGGTGTCAGTGTACCATCCCAGTTGTCAGTTTTACTACCTGTCAGACGCATCTTATACTGTCTATTACCTAACACAGGATTATAAATAGTATCCTCAAACATGGTCTTGTTATCAAATACCAATACGTGCTCATATTCAACAAAATTGACATCTACCAAGGCAATAGTTTGACCGCTTACAGTTGAAATAGTAGTACGTTGACCATCGCGTAACACAGTAAAGTCACTTGGTCTGATGCTGTTAAAATTGGCCCCTAACAGTCTACTTTGATAAAGCTGATTGGTTATCTCATCGACATAGTTTTCGTTTACTTGAATGTTTACACGATCTATAACCGGACTTAGTATAAGAATATTTCCAGTTTTCCAGCCTTGTGCACACCAAGTTAAAAATTCTCTGGCACTTAGTATCCAATCACGTGCAACTGCTAATATTTTATCATAGATATCAAACACAAATCCTTGTGCAACCAAGTAACGTTGATATCCTACTAGGAAATCAACCACTTGCTGATAACTGCTGAACTCGTAGCCATAAGGAATTATAATCTTCTCAGGTCTGAATTCTGTAAACACCGTAGCACGTTTATCTAATGCTTCTATGGTATAACTTTTTCCTGCTATTTCGCTGGGGATAATGGTAAAGTATGGATAACGCTGATCGTAACCAGTCACTGTGAAACCGTCTCCACTGCGCTCAATAATCACCGCACTGTACACTGCGCGATCCACCGGAACACTTTTATTCAGATGTATGCTAAAGTTTTCGTCTGGGATTAACACCGACTCGGCCACACTGCTAGGAGCAAACTGTTCAGCGAATATGTTTAGATATTTTTTATCACTGAAACCGCCTAGTTTATGAACCAGATTAACTTGTGTTTGATCTAGTATGGTCCTTAGCTTTTTGGTTGGATCAATACCTAAATTAACCAGATACGCATGAATCCAATTTAAATATCCAACTGCTACTGTGATGCCGTTGTCTGTGACTTCGCCATTGAATTTAAATTCACGCATGGCCGGACGCTTTTTGGTTAATGCGTATGCATACTGAGTGGTATCGCCAATGGCAAATTTACCATAACTATAGTGATCTATGTTTTGTGCGAAGAACCTGGCTGGCTTGAGCAATGCCATGACACGTACCAAGGAATAAGCAAATTCGCTGCTGCGACGCCAAGCAGTTTCAGCAGGACCATGATCACCGATTACAAAATTTCTACCAAAAGATTTAGAATCAAATTCAGAAACCATTAGATCATTGGGACTGATAAGATTACCGCTTAGATCCACTGGTACTAATTTTTCAATGCCCGGTCTGCGAAACCAAGGCACTGTCATTAAGTCAGTAGCAGGATTCCCTACTAGTCCTTGAGATATACTGTTAATCAGTGCTGTGCGTTTAGCAGGCTCAGTCCAACTGTAATTTAAATCCCACCAAGTTGGTTTAATACTATGACCCAACATTTCCCAAGGATGAGTATGAGGGCGATCTGTGTCATAATAGAATTTATAAATGCCTCTCCAGTGGCCTGGTAAATTATCACCTTGTTCATTGCGACAGCGACTGTAGTTAAAGGTAAACGAATTGTCCTTGTCATACTCGCTGTTGTCAGCATAATTAAGATGATTAAATCCTATCCATTTTAAAAATTCAGAATTAATAACCTGATTGTATTCGGTGAGAGTATACTCACTGTGTCTGAAATGTCCTGGCATTATGCTGTGTAGATCAAACACAGCAGGATTGTAAAGCACTTTGAGATTATTATAAATTCTTTTTTCAAATTCTAATAAAACTTGATCTCGTATGTCGTTAAAGGCCGGTGTCAAACTTCCATCGTGCCCTTGTATGACATAACCACCGCCTATTCCTAGTGTGTCATCAATGATCTTAGATGGACGATAGGCGGGGTACATTCCTAACTTAGTAGGTGTTTCAGGAATATAACTACCCACCGTATCACGATAAATTCTAACAACAATGGTGTCATTCGCGGCCAAGTTGACGTGAGATCGCAATTCTAGGAAATCACCATTGATTACACAATCGTGATTATTATACAGCAAATTGGTATTGTGGTATACCAAATAAGCACGTACTTCGCCCTGTGTTAACCCTACTAGGTTGTAAATCATTGTAGAAGGATTTAGTACCGTGATTACCATTTGATCGCCAGTCTTGCCATGGGCTAGCATGTCACTGTAGTAAAAACCAAAGTCATTGACAGTCTTATCTTTGTTGATGGTCTGAATAGCCCTGTCTAAGGTGGCTGGGATGTTTTCTGCACTGGCATTAGCATCATTGCTGACTATTTCTAATAGTTTATTTTTAAATCTTGTATATTCTCTACGAGCATGATCAATACTGCTCATCAGGTTGGCCTGTTCGTCAACCAAAAAGGCCGCACAGTAGGTCATCGGTGCACTGTGTTGTAATATGGTGCCCCCTCGATTATTAGTGTCGAACCTGTTTAAATTGTTGTCACCCAATGGTTCGCCTACCAATGCTCTAATATTCTGAGATACTCTTTCATAATGTCCACGCATTTGACCGTGAGTCAAATAGGTCACATCTTCATTGTCATAGTTGAATTCTAGATTTTGCGGAATCTGATAATAAGCGTCGTTGTCAACTGGACCCGAAAAAAGTATATCGATTCTATCATTTGGTTCAAGGTATCTTGGATCAATGACAATGGCGTGTCTAGCGCCAAAACTTTGATAAGTCCACACTGTGGTACTAGGACTTCTAGAAGTCACATACTTGTTATTGATAAAAACTTTGATATTGGGTTCAACATCCTGTAACAAAGACTCAGGGCGTGGTCTTACCCCCAATTCAAAATAACTGGTGTACCCATCATAGACATGACTGCGATGCTGTAGCTGGTTAGTATAGTCTAAAACGTAATTATAAGGATTATATGATTTGGCTTCTGTACTGTTCTTTACTGCGTTTTCTAATGCAGTTAAAGCGTAATTCCCACTATTAATGTAATCTACTAGATTAGTTAATATTGCTGTATCTAGTTCGGTCTGTGTAGGGTAGCGTCCAAGATACACATTGTAAATAATGTTAACTTCATCTTCCAATGTTTTAGCAATTGATGATGAGTTCACAGTGTTTGACACACGAACGCCCATAACAGGTTTCGGTTCGTTATGACCAACTGATGACCATACATTTAATTTAACACAATCGGTGTCCCCGAATCCAGTGTTTTTACGTAAAAAACCTGTATTGATATTTTCTGTTACCAGTGTTTGATTTCCATCAATAAAAGTTTTGTAGGTAAAAGTATCAGTGTCATAATTATTAACAAAATTGATATCACCCACAAAACCTGCTGCTGCACCGTAGCTTAAAGGAAATCCTAATACTTTGTCGGGAGTGCTGCTCCCATGTACGTAAGAAAATATTTTAGTCCCACTGAAAGTGCTTTCTGAGTAGGTTTTTGTGCTATTAGTTGGTATAATATCACTATTATCAAAATAACGTGAAGCCAGACTGATGTTACGAATCGAAATAGATGTAGATCCTGGGATCACAGCATCATTTTCTAATATGATATCAAATATAGGTTCTTGATTTGCTTTAGTTTTCGACTGTGCCAGCTTCCAATCATAGTAAACTTCCGGATAGACTCTATTAGGATCAGATTTAATGATCGGGGACATATAAGCATCTATGCCAGCGTTCATACCTTTTGAATTAGGCCCGCCAGTGACAAACACACTTCGATGAGGCCCAACACTGTCAATTTCGGTTAATTCTACCAGTCCATAGTTAACTTTGAGATTGTTAAGACCATTGATAGCAACAGTCAATGGTCTATCTAAAATCAAGTTATTGGCATCAATAATAGTATTAACAGTGCCTATTAGGGTACCGTTGTCTAAGAAAATACTATCACCAATTCCAATATCTATACCAAAACTAGTAGGAGCCGACGAATCTAGTCCTAATAGCTGCGGCGAACCTATGAAACCAGTGACCTTGCCAGGTACGACTCCTCTAAAAGTAGTGACTCCTGTTTGATCTTGGTACCCAAATCTATAAATTTTCTTTCTATTGGCCAGGGTCGCATCCGACTCGAAAATTATGGTATTACCTGGCATGATTTCGAAACCAGGAAACATCAATCTTAATTCGTGATAAGTCAATCCTCGTACCTGAGTCATTGGATCCGACAGAGATACTAAGGATCCGCCAATCGAAACTAGAATACTACGAGAATGAAAATGATCCACAGTGGTATAAAAACCGCGACCATGATCTAGCAATTGAAGATCTGCTTCGAACTCAATGATGGGTCTGAGAGCCTTAGGAAATAACTCATTTTCTCTAGTTTCACTTTGAAGCATTTCTGGATACTCAAGTTTGATCCTTTCGACTACACTCTTGTGTATCCAACGATTAGATCTTGACCATGCGTTAAAATCTCTGCTGGCTCTATTGATTGTGATATAATCTTCTGGCGCCGAAATTACACCGTCGGTATCCACCGCCTGACGTAGAAATTCTAGTTCCATAACTTCGGCAGCAATTAATTTGATACCTTTTCCTACACCTTCAATATAAAAAGACATTCCCCTATATTGTTCAGGTTCAACAAAATTATCAAATTGAATTTTCATTCCATTGATAAATTCAACGCCCGATGGACTTGTATAGGATAATTCACCAATGATGTCATTTATTACATGAATACCTGCAGTATTACGTACAAAAAATATCTCACCTCTAATATCAGTCTGATCGTTTTGATAATATAGTTTGGGCAGTGGTGAAGTTATAGTAGTACCAATTACAAAACCATTGGCAGTTTTTAGATATTCTTTGCCTTGATTAATACCTGCTCCGACCATAACGCGAGTGTTGGCTAATAAGTTTCTTACAAAGGTATATTGTATCTTGGGTGTAGCAGAACCATCGTTGACCACACGGCTTAACCATATACCATAGCGTTGATCGTTAGTTAAATTTGTACCAGTTCTATCTACCCAATTCGATGATACAGTAGTAGAATTAACAAAAATTACCAATTTATTATCAGGATAATCGCCAGTGGTGTAAGCAGAATTGTCGGCACTGGTAAAAGTCTGCGTTATGGCCAAATCCACTGAGGTTAATGCGTAGTTTAGATATTCTTCCTGGGCATTTTCCAATGGCACCGAAATAGTAACATTACCAGTGGACACACCGTTGTTAGATACACCAAATACATTTCTCACAGACAAGCTACTATTATAAATTGCTGTTCCTGACATCGATGGTTCTGTCTGCACCCATAAATTGCCTTGACCGGCACTATGACTGACATTCAGAGTATAAGTTTTACCACGAGCCAAGTACAGAGGCGGGTTGCTGGTGGTAGAAACACTGCTAGAGTATACATTACCATTTCTGGTTAAAGAAATATTAGATGTTTGTAATGGTTTAAACGAGTTGATCACTATTACTGGAGTAATAGCCAACTTGTTCCAATGATAATTACGATAATTTACAAATTTATCAAGATCTATGTGTGGATCAAAATTATAGTACTCAGAATTGAATAATCTACTATGATCATTAGTGATAGCCCCATAGTAATTGAGCTTGTTGATAATGTCAGGGTACGAGATAACGGTATCAATTTTATCACGGTTATTCCTAATAACCACACTAGGTTCAAATTGATAATCTTGACGTTGTTTTGTACTTTCTAGAATAAATCCAACGTCGGACCTTATACTAGGACTAAATTTACGGCCAACAAAACCATTAATTTTTTTGAGCTCAGGTTCGCTGATCAGCTGATCCAGCGTACTACCTAAAAACTTTTTATTGGTATCGGTCCTGAATATTTCAGGAAGAAAATTAATGGTTTTTCGATTAACTGCCATTGTCTATCCGTTAGATCCTAAAAGTTCTATTAGTGTTTGACAGGCTTTGATTGAGTTGATTAACATTGATACTGCTGATGATTTCTACATCATTGGCTGTAGCTGCACTAATAATAATTTCATTTGGTTCGCAATTTATTTGATACAATGCGCCAAAATCAACGTCAGGATCTCGAGGAACAATTACCACACTGGCCACCTTGGGAGTAAGTTCTTTGTGTAGGTAAGCCGCCAATTCGCTAAAATAAAATGTTTCACCAAAATCCCAGTTTTCTGCTGCAAAATAATTGTTTATCGCATTTACTACACTGGTTTTTACATCAGTGTCAGTTATATTTAAGCTAGTATTTTTTACCACCTTAAACACAGCTTGTAGTGCAGATTCTGCTTTAGCTCCAAACAATGGCTTGAACACAGCACTATGAAATATCATGGTATCACTGATGGTTTTAAAATTTTCTAACTCTGCATAATCAACCTGTAGTTCAGTGCTGGTAGGAGCCACTGGCTCAGATAAACGATTGGTTATATCTTGTATGTATCTTCTGTAGGCACTATTATAAGCGGATGTCAATACATAGATGTCCACAATGTTACTGATGTTAGGATCTACTCTATTGGTGTTGGGACTGTTGTGTCTGTATTGAAAATATAGATTCTGCAGACCGGTTTCAAATTTATATTGGCTATACTTTCCAGCCTGGTTTGTATTTAATGCCGGACTTAGAACTTTTTGTCTGCTGCTGTTAATATCAATCTTATAAAACTCCAGTGTATTGGCAGCAAAAAATAATTGACCTACATCGTAATTGTTGATCACAGGCAGCAGATCTCTAATGTTTCTAAAAGCGGTAATAATGTTTTCTTTCTTAATCAATCTCCAAGTTTGAAACTGATCATACCTGCTTTCGATAAGCTCAAAGAACACCAGCTTGTTTTCGTAGTTCACAGAAGGCTCTACAATTTGTTCAAACAAATAAGGACTGTCAGGGACACTGTCATCATTGGTGTCAGCAAAAGTCACATAAATGCTTTTATTGTCAATGAATCCGTCGTTACGACGCACTGGCTTATGTACCTGCCATACAAAATCCCGACCTATGCTAGTAGGTGAACCATTAGTATCTAACTTAGAGTTATTTTTCAATACCTTGATATGATCTCTAACCACACTGTTATTGAAACTGTCGTAGACTTGCAGGCTGGGATCATAAAAGAAATTGGTTTCCTGTTCACTGTAGAATACATAGCGCAGTTGTTTGGTTTCAATGATATAATTTTCAGCCTTGCCATCATAATAGAATGTACAGATAACTGAAGGATCATAATCAAAATTATTTTCTACCACGTCCCAACCAGGCCAGCTTACTGTGTCTTTGCTTTGAGCATCATAAAATGTATTACTGTTGATTGGTACTACATCCATTACATAGCGTAAACCAAAGCTAGAATAATTACCAATTTTTTGTAGCATACGTGTCTTAACGTAGTCTGGCAAACTATTTTTAAACTTTGGAATAACTGAATCCAGTATGGCTCCTCGAGGTATTTTCAAATTCAGGCCTATGGGCCCAACACCGGTGCTGGAATTACCTTTGTAATTATTGGTTCCGTCGCCTTTGATATGCATAATGGCTGCATAAAGTTCTAATTTATCGTCCACTGTTCCGGGTGACCCCGGCACGAGATTGTTTACACTGTTAAAGTAATAATTTGGTGGAGCTACAAATTTAACCAATGCCCCGGCTTCGCAGAGGAAAAAGTTTTCGTACTTACTGCCTTCAGCTACAACTTTGGGTGACACTGGTTTTTGATTAACATCAAAGTATCCGGTGCTGGTACTATCCCCTAAGGTGCTTGATGTCCATGTGATACTTTTTCTCACAGTACCAGTCCCATAACTTCTTACATTAATTACTCCTGTCATGGTACTACTGTATTGGCTAACATAGTAAAAAGTTTTAATGCCTTCCTCGCCTATTTCTAATTTAGAAGTATCCCAAATTAACCTTCCGTTGTCAGTACCATTATTAAAAATAATTCCTTGATCTACTATTGCGGATTCTGTGCCGGCGACATTCACTGTTTTTA